CATGCCGCTGACCTGCACTTGCCGGGGCTTGGTGGGGTGAGGCAAACTCGGCGGGGTGAGACGCCATGAGCGATCGACAGACTTTTAATCCATTGGTTGTCGGTTCGAGTCCGACAGGGCCCACGGGATCGCCCCCAGCTCAGAGCTAGTTCGAGCTGGGGGCGTGTCCGTTTTGGTGGGGTCTCGTGATCGCCTGCTGGCCCGCTGCTGGCCCGAATGGCAATGATCATGGTGAACGTGCAGCGGCCCCAGCCGGGTCGGGGGTCCTGGCTGGGGCCGTTTCTCTCCCCTCAGGGGAAGGGGCGGGTGGCCGCCCCGTAGGACGGCCACCCTTCCCGCCCTCGGTGCCCTGTCCAGAGCCTCACGGCTCCAACACCTTGGGCGGGCTCATCTCGTCGCCGGCGCGATCGGCGCCGCGCCGGCAACGAGGCTTAGGAAAGGACGGCCTTGTACGCCTCCCAGAGCTGCTCGGCCGTCGGGCACTGCGCGCTGTCCACCGCGCATGAGTGGCATTCGCTGGCGTGGTCGATGTACGCGCGGTAGGCCGTCTGGGTCTGGGTGAACGCGGCGTTGCTGGCGACGCGCTGCATGTGGCCGGCCCCGCCGCTCCCATCGCGCCATTGCCATCCGGTCGTGCTCACGGCTTCCCCTTGGTGGGGCGCGCGAGGTGGTGGTTACGGATCTCCACGTTGCAGTCCGAGACGCGCGAGAGGTCACCGGCCTGCGTGGCCTCGGCCCGTCGCCGGGCAAGCGCCCCGCACACGTCGCAGTCGGGCGGCGGAACGGGCTCGTCGAGCGGGAGCCCGAGTGTGACGGGAGGGTCCATGTCCGTTCTCATCCAGCGGCCTCCGTAGGGAGTCGGTACCCGCCCGGCCCGAGCGCGGCAGCGAGTACGGCGGGATCGGTCAGCCGGCCAGACCCGTCCGGGCGGTTCAGCCACAGGCGGCCCTCCAGGCTCCAGCCAGTGGGCGGGCAGTTCAGCGTCCATCCCGTGCGCTGGACGGTGACTTGGCGAAGATCGGCCAGTTCCACTGCGGAGCCGGTTGGGACGAGCCACCAGGCCGTGTCCGTCTCGACGTCGGCGAGGACCGGCCCACGGTGTTCGTCCCGGATCCGGTTGAGGGCCTGCATCGTGGGGATGAGCGCCGTCTCGGCGGCCAGCCAGTGCGTTCCGGCGGCGATCGGGGCGAGGGCTTCCTTGTTCCACGTCATGCGGACGAGGGTCGGGTGCGTGGAACAGTCGGCGAGCCACGCGTCCCCGGCCTCGTACACCTCGGCGAACCGCATCCTCGTGTGGGCCATGACCAGCACGTTAGGGAGGTTCGCGAATCGGCACGGTGCCTGAGTCTCGAATATTCGCCTGCTGTTACGTGCGATTCGCTGTGATTCTCACGCGAGGTCGGAGACCTGTGCCCGGGCGCGCGCGATCAGACGCCGTGCCTGGGTCCCGTAGACCGCCGACTTGTCCAGGGTGTCCCACACGCGCTGGTACAGGGAGACGGTGTCCGTGTCGTTCAGCCACAGCTCGGCATGCCACTCCTCGACGATCACCAGCCGGTCGTCGTACAGCCAGAAGCCGTTAGCGGGAGGGATGGCGAACTGCGCGCCGAACGGGATGATGCCGAGCTGCACAGTGTCGAGCCCGATGACGCTGGCCAGCCGGTCCAGCTGCGCGGCGAGCACGTCGGGCGGCGCTACGCCAGCGTGAAGAGCGGCTTCCCACATGAGGAGGTGGAAGGTCCGGCCGGGCTGGTAGAGCAGCTCCTGGCGGCGGACGCGGGCCCGCACAGCGTCCTCGATGTCCCGGGGTGACTGCTGGAGTTCGGCGTACCGGGCGAAGATGTTCCGGGCGTAGTCCGGGGTCTGGAGGATGCCGACGATGAGGGCGCCTTGCCACGCGCGGAACTCGGCGGTCTGCTCGTACTCGATGGTGAGGACGTCCTGCACGGGGCGGTGGCCAGCGCGCAGTTGGCGCCGCCACGAACGCGTGTGGGTCTCCAGGCTCTGAAGTCGGGCCAGGAGTTCCTCGGTGCTCTGGGGGTGGCCTGTGGCCTGGGCCCAGGAAGCGAGGTCGTCGGGGGTGGCCGTCTGGCGTCCGGTCTCCAGCTTCGAGACCTTGGCCTGCGGCCACCCCAGCACGGCCGCCAGTTCCCGCTGTGTCTGGCCGGCCCTCAGCTCGCGTAGACGGCGGCCGAGGGCCTCGCGGGCCTGCTGGAAGTCCGTGGTCACACGGGCAAGTTACCGTCAGGCCTGGTCGTAGGGCACGGCATGGTGCCAAGCAGCCTCGCGAACCTGCGCGTAGCGAAGGACGTCTACGGGGTTGGTGATCAGCTCGACGCCGGTCATCTCGTCGGCGTCGTTGTGGTGGAGCAGCGCGACCACGCGTGAGTCGAAGAGCCAGAAGTCCTCTTCAGGGAGGCCGAGTTCGACCGCCTTACTGCGGGTCAGGGTGCGGATGTCCTCGCCTACCGCCGTGTTCCGGCGGGCGTTGTCGAGTAGGTACCGCTGTCCTTCTGTCGGCGGCTCGTCGAGGATGCGGACGCGCTCGAACCGCTTGCCGAGCGCACTCTGTTCGCGTCGGCCGACGCACCACGGATCGTCCAGGTCCCAGGTCACAGCCTCGCCTGCGACGAACTGGCGGTAGGTGTCGGTCTCCTCGTCGGAGGCGTACCGGCCGCGTGTCTCCAGCCTCCATGCGGAGTGCTTGAGCTTGGCGAACATGCCGCCGAACTCGTCGAAGCTGATGAGCTGGGGCACGTGCACGGGCTCCTTGGGGCCGAAGTTCGCGAGCAGCTCGCGCGGGACGGTGACGGCGCCCTCCTCCGTGGTGAGGTTGTCCAGCTGGCCGAGTTCGTCGGCGTCAGTGACGCGGTCGCCTTGGACGACGTACTGGTCCGTGCCGGGAATCTCGTACAGGGTCGGGCATCCGTCGTTGCCGCTGTTGGTGCCAACTTTCCACAGGCGTCGGGTCATTGGTGTTCCCCTCCTGGTTGGTGGTCTGCGGCACCGTAGCTGGCTCGCCGTCGTCCGCAACAGGGCGCCTGTGTAGGCGGCGAGGCCGTACGAAGAAAGGCCCCCTGCGAGGTCCCGAAGACCAGGCAGGGGGCTTTCGGTACTCAGACGGTGGCGGTCTTTGCCCAGTCGACGAAGCCTGTCCACGCGGATCGAGTGATCGCCACGCGGGCCCGCTCGCGGCACTTGGTGTCTCGGACCAGGACGCTTGCGGTGGGTCGTGCCCACTCGACGCACGATGTGGTGTCGGTGTACGTAGATGTCTTCCAGGTCAGCGGCTCGTCTTGGGATTCCGGCATGGCGTTCCCCTCACTCCGTCGATGCTCCAGCGACTCGGCAACCGCAGCGCGAGGCCGTGTAGTCGCTCCAGGCCCGCAGCGTAGAAGACCGTGCCTGATCCCGGACATGACGAAAGCGGCCCCGCCCTCCCGAAGGAGAGCGGGGCCGCGTCACGGATTTCGTTGCGTCATGGGTACTGGCGGCGCGTCGGGTCGAGCCCCAAGGAGAGCAGATCGCTGTTGCTGCTCGGGCTCGGGTCGGGGGCGCCGTCCTTGCGGCAGACGAGCGCGTCGGGGTCGTAGCTCGGGGCTTGCAGGCTGTACCCGTCGGGGCAGATCTGCCCGTCCTTGCCGTTCGTACCGTCGCGCCCGTCCCTTCCGGGCGGTCCGCTCGGGCCGGGGACGGTGGAGTCAGCGCCAGGTTCACCCTGGGGTCCTTGCAGTCCAGTGACTCCAGCTGCGCCGGAAGCGCCAGGCGATGGGGTGACCGTCGGCGCGGCTTTTCCCGGATCGCCCTTGTCGCCCTTGGGGCCTGGCGGTCCGGGTATCGGCACCGGCACCTCGGCCCGGCCCGCCAGATCCTTGACGGCCTTGGTGGGATCCGGCGCGACGGGCGTTGCCCCGCCGGCCTTGACTTGCTCGCGCAGCGCCCGCACATCGCCTGCGAGCGTGCTGACGGCGTTGCCCCGGAGGTTGGCCTCGGCGGCCAGTTGGTCGGCGCGGTTCGCTTCGGACTGGACGCGGACGTACACCAGGAGGACGGCGCCGGTGAGGGCAAGTAGGAACGCGAGGAGAGCGATCGGCTTCCAGCGGCGGGCCAGCACCCGTTCAGTGCGCGTCACGGCTGCCCCCCGAGCTGCTGTACGACGAGCCGCAGACGCGCCGACTCTGCCCGCTCAGTAGCGAGTTCGGTCTTGAGCGTGGCCACCTCGGTACGCAGTTCCTTGCGTTCCTCTTGGAGCTGGTCCGTGAGCGAGTTGAAGCCGTTCACCGCGTTGCCCTCCCGCTGGGCGCGCCCAGCGACCTTGGAGCCGTACATGGCTGCGGCCCCCGCCACGGCGGCGCTGCCGATCACGCCGATAGCTGTGACGAGGGCGGCGTCCATGCCACCTCCAAGACGCTCGCATGGGGCAGGGTCAGGCCTCTGAAGACGAGGCGCTCGGTGACGTCTGACGGTTGGGGACGAACCACGTCAGGCCGAGTGCGCCGAGCACTGCGACCACGGCGGTGAGGCCTTCCTGCGTGGTGATCGTGCCGTCGCCCAGCGCCGTCACCAGTGAGGCAGCGCCCGCAGCGAGGCCGCCGACGATGGCTTTCCACATCTTCGAGATCTTCATGGGCTGGTCCTTCCAGAGGTCAGGCGACGACGGTGAACAGACCGGACTTGGTGCCGAGCTGGCTGAGGGAGGCGCTGCCGGGGATGCCGTTGGCGTCCGTGCCGGTGTAGCCGAGGTGGCGCTGCCACTTTCCGTACGCCGTGACGGTCGTCGAGCCGAAGGAGCCGTCGCCCGCGTAGGTCTTGGCGAGGTAGCCGAGCTTGACCAGGGCGGCCTCGACGAGGTTCGTGCCGGCCATGTAGGTGACGTGGCCCTGCTTCGCCCCCGGGTCCGCCTTCGCCGCGGCGATCAGCTGGGACAGGTCGACCTTCGGCTTGCTCGGAGTGGTCGGCGTAGTACCCGTCGCGCCGGGCTTGGTGGCGAGCTGCTTCTTCACGTCCGCGCGGAAGTCGTTCATGTCGAAGCTGGGGTCGATCTTGCCGGGCTGGACTTCCTTGTGCCCAGCGACGGAACGTTCCGTCCAGCCGTGCGCCCGGCATAGCGCGGCGGCCCACAGCACGGCTTGGCGGTACTGGTCGGCCGGGTAGGGGTCCTTGCTGTCGCCGAGGTTCTCGATCTCCAGCCCGTACAGGACGTCGTTGCCGTCCGCGTTGGCCTGGTCGTCGTGCGGCAGCGGGCTCGCTTCCGCACGGAGGGCGTTGAGGACGTCGAGGTCGACGAGGCCCGCGTGATTCGCCCGGCCGTGGCCGATCATCCACAGGCCTGCGGTCTTACCGAGCCAGGAATGGCAGAGCGGGCCGGGCAGGTCGGAGCGGCCGTTGTAGCAGATCTCCTTGTCGCCGTGCCCGGCCGTGTGGTGGATCAGCACGCCGATCACGGGTCCGAAAGTCTTGCCGGTGGCCGCCTCGCGGTTGTGAGTCGTCCAGCCGGTGTGCTCATGCACTGTGAGGCCCTCGGCCTTCAGCACGGCGAGCATCCGGGCAGCGGTCAGGGGTGTGGCCATGTGTGCTCCAGACATGAGAAAAGCCCCGGCCGTCGGCGCGGGGCGTGTGGTGACAGGTGGTCACGCGGTGGGCGTGATCGGCTCCGAGTAGGAGTAGGAACGGTTCGCCGACATCAGGCGGAAGTTCGGGGATGCGGCGATCATGTCGACGAACTTCTGGACGATGTCGGGTACGCCGGGGGCGTCCGGGTTGTCGGTCGTGGCCGTCACGTTGAAGGCAACCGGGTAGTCGCCGGCCGAGTCGACACTGTTGGCGGTGATCTTCCACTGGCTCGCCGTCGGGCCTTCAGGGGTACCAAGAGGCATGTCTAGGGCTCCTTGTTGAAGGTGACGTGCAGGCGCAGGTTGCGGCCGGCGATGATGTCGCTGGAGGCGGTACGGATCGTGGTCACGCCGTCGGTGCCGATGACGAACTCGCCCGAGGCCGTACCGTCACCCCAGGTGCCGTTGAGGGTCGACGCGCTGTTGGGCCGCCACCCGACCGGCGCCGTGCCGATCAGGGTGTCGGCGATGTTGCCGGTGGTCGCGGTGATGGTGGCGCCGGTCCGGTTGACGTAGATGTTCATCTCGACGTTGCCGCCCTGACGGTTGGCCCAGAAGTTGTTCAGGGCCCAGCCGGTGCCGATGACGAAGCCCGACGTCGTCTCGTCGTCGAGGGAGTAGTCGTTGAGCCGGTCGGCGGTGATCCGCATACCAGCGAGCCAGAGCGTCACGTCACCTCCTACATTCCTGCGTAGACGGGAGCGGCCAGGCGCAGATCCTGTCCGGCCGCATGGGACTTGACCACGCCGTTGACCGAGCGGGTCACGGTGAACGTCTGCGGGTTGAGCACCGCGAAGTTGTCGAAGGAGGCCGTGACGGGCAGCGTGTTGGTGTTCGCGGCGTCGAGGATGGAGCGCACCCCGACCGAGCCCGCGGCGGTCAGCGCGGTGTCGGTCACGGTCGCCTGCCAGGCCGTCGGCTCCAGGCCGCCCACGGGCCACACCTTGGCGTTCAGCGTCGACCCGGTCACCTGGAAGCGGATACGGAAGAACGTGGCGGCGGCGTGCGTGTACGGCGTGGTGACGGTGGCCATGTCCGTCTGGACTCCGCCCACCTTCTTCTGGAGGACGATCTGGATGCCCTGCGTGGTCTGGAAGGTGGCCCGCGCGTAGTAGTGGTTGTTGACGTCGGCGTGCCGGGCGAGGGCACCCACGTACTGGGATCCGCCCGTGGCCAGCGCGCTGGTAGCCACGTCCACGAGTACGTCGACGTCCGCCGACGGGGCGGGGATCACGCTGTGACGGTTGACGCTGACCGAGGTGAGGCTGTGCGCGCCCACGCTGCCGGTCACGCTGTAGTCAGCCGCGGCCCCGCCCGTGTTCGTCCACGTGCCGCCCACGTTCGCCGTCCCCCAGCTGCTGCTCGCCGAGCGGGTGAAGGTGTCCTGTACCGCGCTCGTGCACGCCGTGACCCGCATGACCTCCCCGCCGGTGCGCACATCGAAGGGGAAGTCGCTGGCGTAGGTCGCCGAGTCGACCCACCGGGCCAGGCCCGTCGTGAAGACGTCCACGGCGGTCTCCGTGGAGTCCAGGGCTTCGGCCAGGATGCTGCCGCCCGTGTCGGCGGTGCCGTAGGTGCTGGAGTTGGTCACGCCCGCATTCCAGGGTTCGCCCGGTACGCAGTTGAACGTGACGAGCCAGGCGTTCGGTCCGGCCTCCTCGCTGTAGCCGGCCGCCAGCACGTCGACGGCGTCGGGTCCGTGGTCCGCGGGGAGGTTCGTCAGGCGGATCTTGTCGCCGCAGTCGATGCGCAGGATGTCGTCGATCAGGGCGTAGACCCGGGGGTTGGCCAGGTTCAGGGTGAGGCGGGCGTAGCGCACCCCGTCATACGTGCCGAGGTGCAGGCGCATGCCGGCCACCTGGTCGGCCTGGTTGTCGGTCTCGACGCTGTACGTGTACGAGGTGTCGTACCGGCCCACCCCGCCGTCCTCGGGGTTCTGGACGGACATGGCGCCGTCCTCCAGCACCTCCCTGGCCGGCACCGAGCCGAACTCGCGCTGCACCGACACGTCGTTCTCAGTGAGCTTGTCGTCGTCGACCGGCTTGAACGGCGCCGCGATCAGCCCGGCCGAGAAGTCCAGCGTGAGGGCGGGCGGCTGGTTCCACAGCGTCGACTGCCCGCGGTGGATGACCTCGGGCGCGTCCCGGCGGTCCAGCAGGTAGCCGAAGTTCGTGGCGGACGCCTCGTTCATCAGCTGGAGGAGCTTCTTGCGTCCCTGGATCCCCATGGGCTGCTGGTAGACCGACTCGCCCGCGGTGCTGGCCACGTAGGCGGCCTCGGTCGCCAGGCGCTCGATACGGTCCCCGGCGCGTTCGCCCTGGAAGCCCATGTACGCGGTGTAGATGTCGGCGGCGGAGGGGCCGTTGCCGTCCCAGTAGGTGAGGTAGCCGAACGACCGGTCCGTCATGGTGACGCCGGCGAGGGTGAGGAATCCCCATCCCAAGTACACGCTCTGCACGGACTTCATCACGATGCTGGTGATCGTGCCGCTGCCGCGCAGTGTGCCGTCGACGTACAAGTACCAGAGGGAGGATGAGGCCTGCGGGTCGATGGACAGACGGATGTGGTGGGGGTCCTCGTTGTAGATCCCCACGCCGTCGACGTTGGCCAGCAGGGCGAAGCTCGACGTCGTCTCTCCGTCGGACTGGCGGATGACCGTGAGCCGGTCAAGGTTGCCGGTGAAGATGATCTCGATGAACACCCGGTTGTCCGCGTCGGTGCCCGCCCCACGGTCGAAGAGAGTGAACTGTCCCGAGGACGGGGTGCCGCCGCCGGACAGGAACAGGTCCACGGACCAGAAAGCGTCCGTCCCCGAGGTGCGGCGGAAGCCGCCCCGGATGTCCCCGGAGGTGTTCGCCTTCACGGACAGGCACGGCTCGATCCAGTCAGCCAGCTTGCCCTGCGCCCAGCCGGCGGCGGTGTCGGTGCCGATGACGATTTCCTGCCGCAGGTCCGAGCCGCCCACCATGGACTTGGCGCCCAGGGAGGTGGGGCCGTCGGTGAGCGGCCAGCACTCGACGGGGCTGTGGAACTTGATGTACCGCAGCAGAGCGGAGTCGACGGGCTTGTTGCCGGCGTCCATGCGGCGCGTCACTCCGGTCGGGGTGACGCTGACGTAGTTGTCCTTGAGGGACAGGTCCCTCGTCGGCGGCCAGGCGGGCACCTCGCCGGACATGCGGATGTGCTTGTTGCTGAGGACCGCGCTGCCCTGCTTGGTCCACGTCAGGCCGGTGGCGTCGACGAACGACGTGCCGCCCGCGGTGGCCGCGCTGGTCTTCATGTTGACCTTGGTGGTGGTGCCGTCGAGCAGCTTCAGGGCGTACACCTTGCCGCGGAGCCGGTTGAGGACGCCGCCGCTGGGCAGCGAGTTGAACGCGGTGCCGCAACCGATCTCCAGCGGCGCGGTGCCGGGGAAGACCGAGGTGGTGGCCGCGCCCACGATCGGGGCCCCGAGCAGGTTCCATTCGGTGTCGTCGACCGTGCGGCCGGTGTAGAACCGCAGCTCGTAGCCGCCCGCCCCGTTGTTGATGTCGAGGACGATGCGCAGGGCGAGGCGCTGGCCGTTGTAGGCCTTCAGCTCCTCGGTGCAGGTCTGCGAGATGCGGCTGGCGAACGTGCCGTCGGGCGACCACATGAACATGGGGGAGCCGTCGATCACCTCCAGGGCCCACAGCTCGGCGCTGCCCGGGATGTAGCGCAGGCACAGCATCTGCGACTCGGCCCAGCTCTCCAGGGAGACGTCGAGGCGCAGGTCGAAGTCCCCAGCGACGTCCAGGGCCGCGGCGTCCGGGGTCTCCAGTGCGTCGCTGCCCAGAAGGCCCGCCATGGCGGCCCACGGCGTGCCGGCCGTGTAGCCGAACCGCATGGGCGTGTTGCGTCCGATCAGGCCGTACAGCGGCGAGACCGGGTTGCGCGGGGCGTACCGATCGTCGCGGCTGTCCAGGTCGCACGAGCCTGCGGTCGGCTCGGCGTCCGAGGAGGACTCGGACGACAGGCCGCGGGTGATGGTCACGGCGGACGTGGCGACGCGGACGTCGTCGGTGATGGTGTTCCAGGCGCCGTTGTAGAACAGCTCCGCCCACACGGGCGGGGGCAGGTTCGGCATGTCACCCCTCTGCGAACTTGATGACGTCGCCGCCGGAGGTGACGCGGACGGACTCCTGGAAGAACTCCCGGAACGCCCTCGTCCCGCCGCGCAGTTCGAACACCAGGCGCGGGCCGGCGCCCTGGGTGGCGCCGAGGGTGGAGGCCGCGCCGGTGTACGGGGTCACGCCCATGGACTGGGCTGTGGGGCGGTAGGCGGCCGGGCTGACGAGCGTGGACATGGTCTTGTCGAGGACGCCGCGGTTGTCCTCGGCACCCATCGCGATGCCGGGCGGGATCCAGTGCCCGACTTCGGCCGCCAGCACCCTTGCCGGGGATCCGATGCCCAGGGCCTTGATGATCGGGCCGGGGATGACGTCCTTGGCCCAGTTGATCAGGGTGGCCTTGAGCCAGTTGCCCATGGCCTTGATGCCGTTCCACAGGCCGGAGACGATGTCCAGGCCCTTGTTGTAGAGCAGGCCGTTGAGGTCGCCGAGGGCGTTGGCGAGGCGCCCGGGCAGCCCCTTGACCCAGTTGATCATGGATGTGGCCTTGGTGACCGCTGCGTCCTTCATGGACTGGAAGGCGCCCGACGCCCGCGAACTCACGGTGCCTGCCAGGCTGGACAGCGCGTTCCAGAGCCGTATCGGCAGGGCCGCCTGCCAGTTGACCAGCTCGACCATTTTCTTGATCGCCCAGTCCTTGGCGGAGCCGAACCAGCCGGCGAACTTGCCTGGCAGCGAGGCGAACCAGCCAAGCGCAGCGCCGATGCCGCTGATCGTCGCCTTCGTGGCATCGACGATCGCGCCCCACACGGTGGACCAGATGGTCTGGAACCACGTGGTCTTCGTCGCGATCAGCACGATGACGACGATCAGGGCGATGATCGCAATGACGATCCACGTCATCGGGTTCGCCAGCAGAGCCGCTGTAGAGGCCCAGATCGTCGAGTTCCAGATGGTCTGGGCGGCGGACGCGATGGCGGTGTACGTGGCGTAGATCTTCTGGGCGACCGAGACGGCGAGGATCGCGGCAGCGACCCCGCCCAGGATCATGGCGAGCGGTCCGAAGGCGCCCTTGTTGTCCATGGCGAACTGGACGAACACCCCGCCGACCTCGGCGAGCTTGACGGTGGCCTGCCGCTTGAAAGTCTCCAGGGCGGCAGACGGACTGTTGCTGAGCGTCTTGGCCATCCGGTCGGTGGCACCGCTGACCTTGCCCATCGCGCTGACAGCCGTGCTGGGGTCGAGGGACTCCAGCGCCTTCTGCATGTCCTCGGACTGTGTGCCGAAGATGGCCGAGGCGATCGACGCCTTTTTCGAGCTGTCCGGGTACTTGCGCAGCGCGTCGAGGGTGGCCTGAAGGGCGGCGGTGGCCTTGGGTCCGCCGGCCGCTACGTCCGCGGCCATTTGTTTGCCGTTGAGGCCCAGGGACTTGAAGCCTGCCCCCGCCGTCGAGGTGATGTCGCGGGCCCGGAGGTTGAACTCCTTGAGGCTATCGGCGACCAGGTCGGCGTCCCGGGCGCCGCCCTTGAGGCCCTGGGAGAGCAGACCGGTGGCCATCTGCCCGTTCAGGCCCAGTGAGTGGAACTGCACGCCGTATTCGTTCAGCGTGTCCAGGAAGTCGTCTGCCTTGTTGACGCCGCTCTGGAAGCCCGTGGTGATGATGTCGAAGGCCTCGTCGGCGTTCTTCGCCAGCCCGGTCTTGAGCATCTGGCCGACCGCCGCAGTGGTCGGGCCGACCTCCTGGTCGAAGGTCTGCGCCAGCGCGAGGGCCTTGGTGGTGACGCCCTCCAGACCGCCCTTGGCCTTGGAGACGTCCCCGATGTTCTGGTAGACGCCCTTGATCGCCTCGTTGACCTGCTCGGTGGAATCGCCCCAGTTCTGGGCGTAGACGTCCGCTGAGACCTTGGAGAGCTTCGCGGCCTCGGCCGGACCGATGCCGAGCTGCGCGGCCAGCTTCGCGTTGGCCGCCGACATGTCCATCGACGCTGCCACTCCGTAGCCGAGGGCGCCGGCGACGCCCGCGGCGATGCCGGTTGCAGCGGCGTCGAACTTCTCCTTGACCTTGCCGAGGGTCGCGCTCACCTGCTCGCGGGCGACCAGGTTGAACACGAGTGAGGTATCGCTCACCGGCCCGCCTCCCTTCTGGGTAGCGGGCGGTCAGCGCCCCGACTTGATCTTCTCGTTGGCTTCCTGCTGGGCCTTCACGTAGGCGTCGAGCCAGTCGAGGTAGGCGTCCTCCTCCTCGACCGTGAGGGCGTCCCAGTCGCGCCCTGCGATCCCAAGCAGGTGCGCGGCGTCGCCGAGCCGCCCTATCCGGCGATCGGCAGCTGGGCTTTTCCCTGCTCGTCAGGGTCCTCGTCGGCCTCGGCGATCTCCTGGTCCAGCTTCTCCAGGACGGCCGCCAGCTGGTCGGCGGGCACGCTCTCCCGGACGTTCTCCCGCATGAGCAGCAGCTCGCCCTTTGAGTGCTCCAGGCTCAGCTCATCCCAGGCGAAGTCGACGTCGTCGAACTTCAGGGTGGGGTGCTCCCGCTTCAGGTACAGGTACAGCAACGCGCGCCGGCACTTGCTGTTGCCCTTCAGCACGTCCGTGGAGAACTCGGTGAAGTTCTTGCCGGTGTACCGCTCCAGCATCTCCCGCTCGGCGGACATGAGCTTCTTGGGCTGGTACTTCCAGCGCTTCGGCTCGTCGCTGCCCTCGGGCTCATACTTCAGATACATGGGTGTCCCCCCTCAGCGGGCCCGGTTCGCGATGCGTCGGGCCATGTCTTCCATTGCCTGTTCGACGGCCTGCTTGTAGAGGCCCTCACGCCCCCGGAACGCGCGGTCGAACCATTCGAGCTTTCCGCGCTGGTGGGTCCAGACGTCTCGGTTGCCGTAGACGGGGTGGCGCCAGCCGCTCGCCCTGTTCGTGCGCTTGGGAGCGTTGGGGAAGCCCCTGATGTTCTTGGTCTTGAAGGCCTTCACGCGGGCGCCGGACCAGCGCCCGCCCAGCTTCACCTCGGGCCGGATCTTCCGGGCGATCGACGTGCGCAGTGCAGGCGCTGCACCGTGCAGCGAGACCATGCCCATGATCGAGTCCTTGGCCTGCTGCGCGCCGGGCTTGAGGGCGTCGCGCATGTTGGCCGCCAGCTCCTTGCGCAGCTGCTTGCCGTCCTCCTCGGCGCGGATGGCACGCACCAGGGCCGCCAGCCCGTCGTGCGTCTCCACACCGAGGCCGAACGGCGGGCCCCCGCCGGCCATCAGGTCGTCGCTCGGGTCACGGCCCCCGACGTCGGGAAGCTCATCGACACGGTGGCCTCGTCGCCGACCGACCCGGTGATCGGGTTCCACCCGTTGATCAGAATCGATCCGGTGTACTTCGGGTTGGAGGTGGACGCGGCGCCCTGGTCGGCTCGCGCCTCGAACGGCACCACCGTGCCCAGCAGCGGCCACATGATGGCGTCCAGCTGCGAGGCGGCGAAGTCCTGGAGGAACTCACAGCCCAGCTCACCGGACTTGAGACCGCCGATGACTTCCTTCCAGCCGAGGCTGGCGTAGTTGGTGACGTCCTTCTCCTCGACCTCGACGGTGAGTTCGGCCTTCTTCGTGAAGGTGTTCAGGACGTTGGCGTTGATGCTCAGGTACTCGGCGAGCAGAACCATCTTGGGCACGGCGGGCCCCCTTTCAGGGCATGACGAAAGGCCCGGAGGTGGGCCGGGTACGAGGTGAAGCGGGGGCTACTGGATGCCGAGCGCGGCGGCGAACAGGAACGACGGCGTAGTGCCGGAGATCGTCCACGCCACGCGCCACCACGCATCCGTGATGGCCGTGCCTGCGGTACGCAGGGTCTGCCCGCCGACCGCGGTAGCCGCGGCGAACGTCAGGCGGGTAGTCGGGCTCGCGAACGTGTTGTCCACGGAGGACTCCACACGGCCGGTGATGGTCGGCGTGGCGGTGCCGGCCACCGACAGCACGTGCAGCGAGGCGTACATCCGCTTATTCAGGGCGACGGCGCCGAGGTTGAGCCCGGTCCCGGTGCCGGTCGCAGTACGGGCGGTGCCGGGCGGGTGGGCGAACTGGCCGCGCACCAGCGGCCACGCGGACTTCGCGGTGCCCGTCCACGGCGCGACGTCGCCAACCTCGCCGAACAGCTTGTAGTCCGAGCGCAGGGCCTGCGTGAAGTAGGCCAGGTCACCCACGGCCGCACCGCTGTTGGCGCTGATGGACCACGGGCCGACGCCGCCGAGCTGCGCCCAGGACGCGTCGTCGACCTTCGTGACGTCGAGGGCCTCCCACTGCCCTTCGCCTGCGATCTCCGCCGAGCCGATGCCGCCTACGAACTCCTTGTACGCCTGCGAGCCGTAGTTCGTCGTCTCCTTGGCTTCCACCTCGGAGGACAACTCGATCTTGTTGGAGTTGCCGGTGAGGTCGACGCCAACGGCGAAGCACCGCACGTTGGTCAGCACGGTCTTAGGCATCGTCGCCTCCCTTCGCGGGGCTCTTACGGCCGCGCGGCGCGGGCTTGTCGACGACTTCCTCGGCGACACCGGACGCGACCAGGTGCGCGCCCTGTGCGGTCGGCACCTCGACCTCGTCGCCCTCGTCGGGCCATGGCTCGTCGTTGAGTACCGCGCCCTCGGGCTGCTGTTGGGTGATGCGGATGCGCATCATGTCCTCCCGTCTCCGATGACCCTGACGGCCAGCTCGGCGCCGACGTAGCTGTAACCGGCGTGCTCGTACCAGCGGTAGCCCTGCACGCGTTGCAGGTGGATGTCGTCGGCCAGGCCGCCCAGGGCGAGTTCGCCCGGGGCGCCGCGGGCCGCCGTGAAGGCCGCCTTCAGCGAGGCGGCGCCCGAGCCGGACAGCATCCCGTCGAGGATGCGCTGAGCGGAGCGGTCATCCGCGCGGCCGGCCAGCACGCGGCAGGTGATGAGCAGTTCGTCCGTGCCGCGGCCCATGGTCTGGTCGTAGTTGACCTCGACCTCGCCGACGAAGAAGCACGGAGCGACCACGGCGTCGGGTACGTACCCGGTGCTCGTCAGCTTTCCGACACCGGTCGGCAGGACGATGGCCCGGGCAACGTCCGCGATCGCGTCCTTGATGGGTGTGATCTGCACAGCGCCCCCTATCCGAAGCCGGGAAGGCAATACGGCTCGATCAGCGCCCACACGTCCGGGTCCCGGCGGGAGAGGTTGCGCACGCCCCACTCGGCCGAGCCGATGATGCCCTCGGGTGAGTCCTTGCGCTTGTACAGGCGGGAGGACTGGATCAGGGAGGCCTCGGTGATGTCCTCTGGCTCAGCCGGGTAACCCCACCGGGTCGTGACGCGCACGCGCGAGGTGTAGGTGCCCCAGCTCCCCCGGCGGAGCAGCGCGGTGATCGGCTTCCCGTCGGCGAGCGCGTTGTCCGGCTGCGTCTCGTAACCGGTGAGCGGGGACCATGTCGAGCCGCTGCCGGTCTCGACGAGCAGGTCGTCGATGTTGCCGATGTCGTCGACCAGGAGCAGGTCCCCGTCGGCCTCGCACACGACCCGGCCAACGAGGCGGAACACACGAGGGCTGGCGGTGTCGTCCAGCCAGAACCGCCTCCCGGTCACTTTGTCGATGCCACGCGACGAGGCTGCCAGTGCCGAGGTCAACGGGGCGTCCCGGCTGTCGTCGTCGGCCTCGATCCCCAGACGCTCCTTCAGCGCGGCCAGGCCGCCGTACTCGTGGGCCACCGGTCATCACTCTGCCGGCGGTGTGGACTGCGCCTCGGTCGAGGGCGTCGCCTCTGAAGGCTTGGCCTCGGCCGTCTTCTTGGCGGTCGGCTTCCTGGCCGTCGACTTTGCTCCCGTGCTGCCGGCGTCGGCGGTCTGCTGCGGCGCGGTGGTGCGTTCCTGCGGTCCGTCCTGCTCGGCGTCGTAGCCGTAGTGCGTGAGCGACTCGTCGACCTGGCGGACGCGGTCGTCGTCGCCCTGGCTGACGTATACGGCGCGTTCCCGCTTCAGCGCGGCGATCATGTTCTCGTCTCGTGCCATGACTGCGGTTCCTCCTGCTACTCGGGGCGGATCCAGACGGACGCCCGATAGGTGACGCTCGGCGTGGTGCCTGCGACGGTGGACGTGACGCGGACGTAGTTCTTCGTGACGGCCGCGTAGGCGACCCGGTTGCCGGCCGCGGTCAGCTGCGTCACGGCGCTGCCGACGATCGCCGACCAGCTGCTGCCGTCCGCCGACTCCTCCAGCGAGGCGTCGAGCGTCGGCGTGCCGCTGGTCGCCGTGCAGTGCACGGTCAGCACCACGTCGGCGGCGCCGCCCGCCGCGGCGACCGGACCGCTCGTGAAGGTGCCGGCAGCGCGAGCCGACGAGGTCAGTGCGACATCGGCCTGTACGTTCCTGAGCCCCACGGCCCATCTCCTTCGGTGCGTGACGGAGCCGGGCCCGGCAGCGGTCTGCCGGGCCCGGACGGGGTCAGAACGTCGGCTGGGCCATCCCCGTGCCGCCGACCTTCTGCATGCCGTTGGCGTACCGGCCGAAGGTGTAGGCGAAGTAGCTGTACGCCACCAGCAGCACGCCCAGGCTCGCGGCCTTGGCCTGCTCGGCACGGATGAACATCGGCGCGTTGGGGTCCTCCCACAGGTGGCACTCCGACTGCGGGACGACGTACAGCTCGTCCTCGTTCGTGCCGCCGCCCAGGCCCGTGGGGATGTTGTTGTCGACGATGACCTCCAGGCCGCACGGCAGCACACCGCGCGGGCCGGAGTTGTAGGAGCTGGCCGGGTTGGCCTGGCCAGCGGCCTGAACGGGGAGGTTCGTCCAGTTGATCATCGGCCATACGCTCTGCATCTGGCTCGACAGCCAGTACCAGCGGCGCGAGTGCATGACCGCGTGCGACGGTCGGCCCATCGCGAGCAGGTTCGCCTCGACGCCTGCGGCTGCCCCCAGGATCTTCGGGTACATCTCGGCACCCGTCGGGGAGGCGTCGGTGTAGGCGACGGCCTGCGAGATCGCCGACAGACCGGTGGTGGCCTGGTTGATCAGCGTCGAGTCGAGGACGGTGGCGACCCGGTTGAACAGGTCCTGCATCGTGACGTCCTCGATGCCCGTACCGCGGTCGATCGCCTGCCGGGACACGGTCTGCTGGCCGGCTGCGGTCTGCACGGGGACGGTCAGCAGGGTGTCGTCCATGTCCTGCTCGGCGACCGCCGCGTTCTCCGACGCCTGCAACGCCGCGCTGGACGGCGTGGTGATGCGGGAGATGTTCACCGACATGCCCGACTCCGGCAGCGGGTGCTGGTTGCAGGCGTCCGCGAACGGCCGCAGGTTCGCCGTGGCCGGGGCGTACATGTCGGTCAGGTACTGCGGGACCGTCAGGCCCGCGAACGCCCCGGTGCCGACGGCGCGCTGCATGTACTCGGCGCGCTCGACCCGCTCTTCGCGCATGTGCTGCGCGAGGCGGTGGGAGGCCTCGACGTCCTGGTAGAGGAACTGGCGCGAGACGTCCATCAGGAAGCCCTTGCCGAACGGGTCCTGGTCCGAACGGTAGGTCCGCTCCTCGCGTCCGACGCGGACGACCTGGTCGTAGGAGGGCGTGCGGGTCTGCGTGTCGCGGAACTCCTTCTGCTTCGTCTCCCGCTCCTGCTCCTCGACCTTCAGCTTGTTCGTGGTCGCCAGCTTGTTCTCGATGCCGGTGATGTCGGTGCGGGCCTGGTCGCGCGCGGCGAACAGCTCGGCGACGCGGGTGTCCTCCTCCGCCGAGAGGTTGGAACGGCCGTCCTGCTGCGCCTTGTCCAAGATCAGCTGAACCTCGGCACCGCACTTCTTCAGCCGCTTCTGGGCGGCCTCCAGCTCGACCTCGATGCTCGCGATGAGGTCGTCGATGGTTCCGGGCATGGGTGTGTTCCCTCCGTACAGATGGGGTTGTTGGGTGCAGCAACAGCGGGGCCACGGCCCAACCCGGGTCATCTGCCGGGCGGCACAGGGCTGCGCATCCGGGCGTCTGCCGGACAGCGCGCTGTGTCTGGTGGTGCTCAGTCCTCGTCGAGGCCGACGAGCAGCTGAGTGCGGAGCATGGAGATCGACCGCCCGGTGGCGGTCGGGGCCGCCGCGCGTGCGGACGCCGGCGTCTGCGGCGCGGGCACGGGGGCGGTGGTCAGGTCGGAGCGCTGGCCGAGCCGCGAGTACGCCTCGCGGGCGAGCAGCGCCGGCAGGTTCGGGATGAGGTCCAGGAACTCGCCGGAGCGCGCCGCGATGGACGTGTGCGGGTTGGCGCCGTAGGTCACGGGACCGACGTCGCCGCGCTCAAGGTCGAACTCTTGGATGCGGTACTCGGTGTAGTCCGGGGACCACTGACCCGAGGTGATGCGGAACATGAACGACTGCTCGCGCACGTCCTGGTCCTCGATGGCCTGGACGAGCAGCTGCACGTCCGACCGCTTCGGATTCAGGAACGCGCGCTGCCCAAGCCCCTGATCGTCCGCCCACAGTTCCAGGCGGCTGTTGCGCGTCGAGGCCATCGGTGTGCCCGCGTGATTGAAGCGGAACACCACCTCGGGGTCGGCGCCCAACGTCTTGTCCGCGGCCCCCTTGGAGACGACCTCCGTGTAAGGGCCGAACATGTCCCACATCTCGTAGCCCTGCTCGAACGCCGAGGCGTAGCCCTCGACTTCGTACCAGTCCATGCCGTCGTCGCGCGTGACCTTCTTCGCACGCAGCTGCGAGGTGAACCGGATCTCCGGGCTTTCGGGCCGGTCGCGGGGGACGGCCATCGAGGTCGAGCCCGCCGCGCCGGCGCGGGACTGGGCAGCCTGCTGCCGCAGGGTCGCCATGTCGGTCATGAGGGTGCTCCTCCTGCTTGCGGGGTCGCGGTGGTGGGCGTCGGAGTGGTGCCCTTGCCGAACAGCCGGTCGAACTCGGCCTTCTGCTGCTCGGTGAACGGGGGCAGGTCGTACAGGGCGCGGGCCTCGGACGGCGCCAGCGTCCGCGAGGTGATGCGCGTGCTGATCACGCTGGCCTGAGTCTGCGGGTCCATCGACAGCAGCGAGTTGCGGTTCAGCTTCACGAACCGCGGACGCGAGGAGAGATCAGAGAGCGCGTCCTCGCGACGTGACACGGCCGGGCCCAGGGACATCACCAGGAACTGCAAGTTCCTCTGCGTCATGTTCGCGTAGGTGACCGAGCTGCCGGACACCGACGCATCGATCAGGTCGGACGGGCAGTCGAAGAACCGGGCGATGTCACCGATGCCGAACTGCTTCGCGGCGATCCAGTCAGCGCCCGCCTGCTCGGCCTGGATCATCTCGTAGTCCCAGTCGTTGCCGGTGACGAACAGGTCCCGGCCCTGGACGGCCGCCTTGAAGCGCTGCTTCGTCTCGTCGGCCACCGACGGCGTGATCGTCTTCGCGGTGTTCTTCAGGTGGGCACTGGGCACCGCACCGTTGCGGAACCAGTCCATCGCGAACTGCTGGATGGACAGGTACTCGCTGATCGACCACGCGGCGTACGCCACCGGCGACAGGCCGACCGGCAGGCCCGGGACCGTGTATTGCTTCTCGTGCCAGACCTCGTCGGGCTGGTAGGTGGTGCCTGCGATGCGGTAGGTCAGCTTGCCCTTGCGCATCCGGACCGTGACGTCGCTGCTCGGCACCAGCTCGATGCGCGCCGGCAGGTTCAGCCCGTCCCTGGCGGTGATCAGCCCCACCGTGTTGCCCGCCCGGTCGAGGTCGAACTGACTGGAGTACATCCACTCCGGCATCTTGACCTTGTCCCCACCGGGGGTGATCAGCACGGTCGGCTTGGGCACCTCGACCTGGATCCCCTCCACCTTGCGGAACAGGTCCACGGGCATGGTGCTGATGAGGTTCGCGCGCAGCCGCAGGCACGCCCACACCGCGCTGTGCCTCAGCGCCGTCTCGTTCGTGACCACCGGGGACCCGCCGCCCATGCCAGGCCGCGGCGGGATCATCTGGTCGGCGGTCTGCCCCGCGTAGTCGCGGCGTCGGAAGAGACTCACGTCTTACCGCCCTTCCTGCCGGCCCCCGCAGCCAGCCAGGAACCAGCGAGGACCACGGCGCCGCTGGCGGCCATCGCCGCCCACCCCAGCCACCGATACACCCCTGCGCCCGCCCCGGCCGCCACGAGCAGCAGGCCGACGGTGTCGAGCGCGGTCGTCATCCGCTCGCGCACTACGCCCCCCTTCAGTAGATCGAATCGAGTGGGTCGTAGTCGTCCAGTACGTGCGGGCCCCGGATCACCAGTGCCCAGCGGGCGAACGTCGCCGCGGCGAAGGGACTGACCTCGGTCAGCGAGCTGGTTCTGTCCAGCGTCCAGGCGTCACCGTTGCGCCGTGTCCGGGCGCCGTTCACGGCAGCGGTCAGCGGCACCTGGTCGATGTGCCGGGCCGTGCCCTGGTTCATGGCGTCGGCCATCTGCCCGCACGCCTCGATGATGTCGCCGCTGCGCATTATGGCCAGGTCGCCGCGCTCCGGCTGTTCCTTGTCCTTGGGCACGTCGATGCCTGCGGCCACCAGGTCGTCGATGAGTGAACTGGCCGGTGCCCCCGATGCGGCGACCGCTACGGCCACTGGCTTCCAAAGCCCGTGCAGCTTCACCATGGCGGGCACCACCCAGTCCGTACCGGGCCGGTACGCCACGACCTCCAGGTGCACCTTGCCGTCCGGGCGGCGGCAGGCCGCAGCGATCGCCGCCCGCTTCCTGTCCTGCGACACGTCGATGGCGAACGCCACGTCCGAGTTCGCCTTGCTGTCCGCGTCGACCAGCCCGGGCCATGCCGCCTTTGGCACGTTCGGGTCGGACGGCGGGGCCGGCTTCCGCGTGCGGTTCAGGTACGCCCGGTCGAACGCGCTGGGGTCATCGGCCATCTTCTCCAGCTCGGCGCGGATGACTGCCTCGGTGACGGTGTAGCCCAGCGCGGGCAGTGTCGCCCGCCACGTCGCCGGATCGTCTCGCGGCATGTCCTCCGGCGCGTACCACTCGAAGTACGCGGTCGCGGGACGGAGAGCGCCCAAGTCCTGGGCGAGCGCGGCGAACAGAGCCTCGATCAGTTCGCGCCCCACCTTGCGCTTCTTGTTCAGCCATACGCTCTTGGTGGTGCCGCCGGCGGACGCCCACCACAGCTGCGCCATGGTCCGGGTCAGCATGGCCGGGCTGAAAGCCTGCTCCAACCTGTCGTCCTCGTGCGCGAACGCCTCGTCGATGAAACCGAGGTCGAGCGGCGGCCCGTGGCCGGCCTTCTCGGTGTTCGCGGTGATGCCCATCTTCGAGCGCTTGCTCGGCCACAGGATCGCCTCGTTGCCGTTCGACTTCCGGATGCGCGCCATCCGGGCCAGATCCGAGCCGGAGATCTTCTCCCAGAACTCGTCCTCCCAGCGCTGCCGGGCCATGCCCCGGGTCTGCGCCGCGTACACGATGTTCTGCCGCGGCCATGCCAGCGACCTGTGCACCTGGGCGCCAAGACACAGCTCGGTCTTGCCCTGCTGTCGGGACACGCTGAGCCCGACCTCACGGTGCGCGAACAGGCCGGTGTCCGGGTCGATCTCCAAGGCGACGTCGGACACGTACTTCTGCCACGGCATCGGTGGGGCCCCGAGCTTGGCCATGACCTTCCACAGCTTCGGTCCCAACGACGGCCGGTCCGGATGCCGCGGCGTTCCCCAGCGCGGAGGGCACGTCAGCCCGTACCGCTCGTGCAGATCCTCGGCGAACTCAGTCGGGGGAGCCCAGGTCTCCGAGTTCGTCGTCATCGTCAGGCGCCCGTCCCTCCAGCAGCTGGGCGAGCGTCTGCCGAAGCTCGCGGTTCAACTGAGGGAGAGAGCGGGTGTCCTCCTGGTTGGGGATTGGCTCACCGCACGTCTCGCACTCGGCCATCGACGCGCCGTCGATCTCGCGGGCGAGCCGGTACGCCATCTCGGAGAGCGACGGCTCGACGCCCACCAGGTCGCCAAGCTCCCTGACGTCGTCGCGGACGGCCTGCTCGACGGGGCCCATGACGCCCCCTTCCAAGATCATTCCCGCGCCATCGGCCCGGGGGGAGAAAAATAAAAGCTGGGCGCGGGGTTGCGATATGTCCGATTTCTAAAAATCCCAGGACGATCTCAGCCGAATCGATCTGATCATTTCGGATCGATCATGTTCACAAGTCTCTGACCTGCATGTTTGTGTGCAGCGAGGGTGCCTCACGTGCGTGCGCATCGTGCCTGGTCAAGGCCCTGCAACTCCCGTGCGAGGGTGCCGATTTGGTGGCCTGCTCGGCATGTACCGGAGCGCTCGGCAAATCGTGCCCCTCGCATCGGTGTCGCAACGCTCTGACCTGCATGTTTGTGCAGTCGCCCGTATCGTCGCAGGTCAGCGCTTCTCGGTGCCGACGATGTTGGGGTTGGCCAGCAGATCGACCCAGTCTGGGCCGTCCCCCTGGTCTGGCGCCCCTCCGGGAGTTGCACGTTTGTGCAGGTCAGAGCGTTGCGACTCTTGTGCGGCGTGCGTGATTTGGCCTCGCGTCCAGCATGTACGGAGCAGGCGGGCAAACCGTGCAGGGTCACGCGCCATCTATGGCCAGGCCTTCGGGCTCGGCCTTGAGCGGGACGGTCCGCTCTTCCCTGGCTGCGGCGCCGGTGGCCCGGTCCGCGTAGTGGAAGCCCTCTTGGTTGCGCAGCATGGCGGCGTACCGGATGCTCCGCCCCTCCAGCGGGTCGCGCTCGATGCTGATCGGTCCCTCGATCGGCACGTCGCTCGGGTCGATGTCGTTGGCACGGAGCCAGTTGGCCACGGCGCCCATGGGGCCGAAGGGCGTGTCGATGGGCTTGGCCACTTCAGTAGGCTCCCAGGTTGCGCAGCCAACCGGTCGGTGGGCGCACCGGGTTGCCGTCCTGGTCGATGACGCGCGTGTGCGTGGGGCCGGGCTCGGCGAGGACGTCGCGCGTGATCCGGTCGTAGGCGTCGGTGAGGGTCTCCCAGTCGCAGGCGGCCTGGGTGGTGGTGGCTTCCTCGCTGATGGTCGCGCTGGTGATCTGTAGGTCCAGACCGTCGACCGTCATGTGGGTGATGGGCCCAGGCTTCAGGGGCATGGCGTCCTCCTCGACGTGGCGTGACGCCACCCGGTCGTTGAGCCAGAGGCGAGCGAACTGCATGGCGTCCTCTCTACGGGCCGGCGAACCAGTCGACCGAGGTGTGCAGCTGTACGACGTCGGCGAGTGGCCGGTCGCTCTTCTCGCTGTTGCACTTGCGCAGGCAGACGGGGCAGCCGGCCACGCCGTGAATCGGGGCGACGTTGTCGGGGTCGAGGCGTGCGCCGCCCTTGCTGACGGGGATGACGTGGTCGGCGCTGTCGGACGCGCCGTGGCCGCAGACGATGCAGACGTCGGATGCGGCGAGGGTGCGGGCACGCAGCTGCCGCCACTGGTAGCTGGTGAGTTCGCCGCGGTCGGTGGCCACGGTCACCCCCTGGACACGGCGAGGCCCGGCCTACACGATGCAGGCCGGGCCGGGTGGCGGCTCGTCAGACTCTGCGGCGGAACAGGCAGACGAGGCCGATGCGTTCGCCGCCGAGCGTCTTGCTCTCGGCTGCCGCCATGTTGGCCAGTGCCCAGCCCTCTGCCTCTACGGCTTCGATCTGCTCGCCGACGCCGGCCATCGGTGCGGTGGTCGCGCTGGTCTTGTTCGCCTCGATGAACTTGTAGACGAGGACGTAGCGCCCTTCGGCGTAGGCCTTCTTCGCCTCGTCGGTGGCCTTGCCCGCCTTGGCGTTGTTGATGAACCCCATGGTTCCCCCCTGGGAGCGTGGTGGTGAGGGGCTCAGTGTGCCGTCGTGCGATTTGGTGGGCGAGCGTTGCGACAGGGTTGTGACACGGCGAAGCCTCGGCCAGGGGGACCGAACCGAGGCTTCGCCGTGGGTCTGTGGTGACGGTTAGAGACGCCGGATGCCGAGGGCGAGGGAGAGCCGCGTGTAGTGGGCCCGGTCGCGGGTGGCGGCGGGGAGGTCGAGCGGAGTTGGTCCGCAGCAGCCCTTGAGGCAGGTGCTGTGTCCCTCGGAGATGAGGTGGACGTGCGCGCCGCCGCGGGCGAGTTGGTGGGCGGCCTCGGCGGCGGGGTTGGGTGGGGCGAGCATGGCGGCTCCTGGGCACGACGAAGCCCCCCGGGTTCAGGTCACCGGGGGGCTTCGTCGTGAGTTGTGTGAGGCCTCTGTGGGCACAGCTCTGCACGGAGATCGTCACACAGCGTTTGACCTGCGGTCAAGCAACTACGCGCTGTTGCCTCTTGACGGCGATGGCGGCGACGTCCGCGACCGCGAACTCGGGGTACCGCTCGGTGCCGCCGGAGCGGGTGAGCTGTTCGCGGTAGACGAGGTTGCGGAGGGCGCCGGCGCTGATGCCGAGGGCCTGGCGGGTCTGCGTGGCGGTGAGGTGGCCGGGACGGGCGTAGAGCTGCTCCATGCCTCCATGATGCGACAGTGGTGTCGCCTGCGTCGTGGCTCTCGGGTACCTCTCAGAGGCCATTTCGGCGGTGCCGCCAAGATGGTCGAAACCCGAAACTTCCCAGCTCAGGGCCGGTATCAGGGGCGAAACCGGTTTCGGGTCGGGGTGAAACCACAGCCCCTTCCCGAAACCGGCCCGAGGGCCCCTACTCGCCGTCTTCCGGGGTGGGCAGATCGGCCCAGCGGACGCCCTTCGCGCCGCCACAGCACTCCCGGATGGTGAGCTGCCGGGTGGCCACCTTGAACGGCTTCAGGGCCGTGCTCAGCGCCGTCGAGGCTGCCGCGGGATCCATGTCCAGCCACGGCTTGTAAAGGTCGGTCCGGTAGGCGGCGAGGGCCTCGACGAGGCGGTGCGAGTGCACGCTCTCGGTACCGTCGGGCCAGATGGCGCGGACATGGTCGACGACGGTCTCGACGTCGAGCACCTCGACCTGCGCTCCGACAGCCTGCCCGGTGAGGGTGCCGGCCGCGGTGCGGAGCGCGAGGGCCCGCTTGCCGATGTCCTCGGCCTCGGTCTGCTTGATGAACGCCGCGCGCACGGTGATGCCTTCACGGCCGCGGGCGAGGATGCCGGTGCCCTGCTCGTCGATGCTGATGTCGGTGGCGCGCAAGCCCCGGTCGTAGGCGGATGTGCCGAGGACGTTGTTGTTGGCCCGCCAGTCCATGACGGCCAGGCAGAGGCGGGTACCGACCGAGCTGGAGACGCTGGTGGGCAGGCTGGGGGCGTCGGGGTTCTGGGTGAGCAGGATCAGGATCAGGCCGTAGGCGCGGCCCTTCTTGATCAGGCGGGTCGCGAGGGCGGCGGCCTCTTCCTTGTACTCGGCGTGCGTGAACAGCTCTTGTACCTCGTCGACGACGATGACGCGCGGTCCGAGGTTCTGCTCCGGGTACTTCTCGGCGAGCGCGCGGGTGACCTTGCGGCCCTCGGGGACCTCGCTGGCGGGCAGGGACTTGATGAACTTGGCGCGGCGCTGGTACTCGGCGATCCCGGAGCGCATGCCGCCGAGCGCGGCTTCGAGGTCTTCGTCCTCGTCGCCGGACACGTACCGGTGGCAGACGGGGCGGACGGCGTCGAGGTCTCCGGATCCCTTGAGTTCGAAGATCCACAGTTCGGCGGTGGGGTCGAGGGCGACGCCGAGCACGATGGCGAGCGCACACGACGTCTTGCCGGACCCGGGAATGCCTCCGACCAGCAGGTTCGAGTACATGAGGGTGATCTCGATCAGGTTGCCGCGCGGGTCGAACCCGTAGGGCAGCGGCTCGTATACGTCGGCCTGGCCCTGTTTCATGAGCGGCCACAGCTTGCGGCCGGCCTTCGCCGGGTCGCGGCTTGCCACCCACAGCACCAGGCGCCCGGGGTGGGCGGTGCGGTCGGCCTCGGGCCACACGGTGCTGATGGGGCGGCGCATGGCTGCGGCGAGGGCGGAGCGCTTCTCCAGTACGGCGGTGGCCTCGATGCCCGGGGGCAGGTCGACCTCGGCGCGCCAGCCGGGCCCGTCCCGCATGACCTCGGCGGCGAACTCCACCCCGCGCTTGCCCTTCTTGCCCTCGATGCCGATGGCGGCGAGGGCCTCGAACACCTCGGTCGAGTCGAGCTTGCGCAGCACGTTGGTGGCGACGTAGCGGGTGATGAGCGGCTTGCTGCCCTTCGTGCCGTTGAGGCCGGCCAGTGCGGCGGCGGCGAGCGCTGCGGTGACCGTCCAGCCGGGCACCATGAACGCGCTGACCAGGGTGGTGATGCCGGTGGCCGTGGCGACCACCAGTGAGGCGATACGACGCGGCCGGACGCGGCGGGACTTCTCACGCGACAGCGACAGCCACGCTTCGATGTCCGCGGACGCGGCGGCCTTGGCCTCGACGGGCCGGGCTTCGGTGTCGGCGACCCACTTGCCCCAGCGAACGACGAGGCGGCCGGAGCCGCGCGGTGAGCGCAGCAGCAGGCGGGCGAGGTAGACGGGCGCCCGGAAGGAGTGGAAGGCGGTGACGTGCGCGTAGTAGGAGACGGTCCAGCGGGCGGCGTCGATGAACTCGGCGGCGTTGCGCAGGAAGGTGGGGACGACGGGCGGGGCTTCGGCGAGGTACGCCTGTTTCTCGGCGATCCACATCCCCGCGGGTACGGCCTCGTCGGGCTTGTCGACGGGCCGCGGGTCGGCGTCCTGGATGACGTCGATGATGGTCTCGGTGGTGAGGTCGGGTACGGCACGGAGTACGGGTGTACCCGGTGTACCCGGCTCGTCGGGTACACCGGGTGCGGGTGTACCTGCGTCCTCGTTCTTGGCGAGTACGACGGGGTTCGGCATGCTGGCTTCTCCGGTTGCTCGATGGGTGATCGGGAGCACGGGGCGGCCGGATGTACCTGGCCGGGTACGGCCGCCCCGTGGCGGCGCTAGCTGTACCTGTTGAGTTCTCGCTGCAAGCGGCGGACGGCGGCTTCGCGGTCGTGCATCTCCCGGCGGGCGGCGGCCCGCTCCGGCCCCTTGCTGGTGCGCATGGTGACCTTCGCGGTCGCGGCGTCCTGGCGGGCCTGGCCGAGACGCTGGCGCACGGCGTTGGCCTCGGCCTCTCCGCGCTCGGCGGCCCGCTTCTCGATCTGGTCGGCCTCCCGCTTGATGCGCGGGTCGATGGTGTCGACGTTGCGGTCACCGGCCATGGACTGCTTGGCGGCCTTCGCGACGAGCCAGGCCAGGCGCAGCTTCTCGCCGCGCGTGTATGAGCTGGGCATCGTCAGTACTCCGTTCCGGCGGTGGGCAGTTCGGGCAGCGGCTCGGGCAGGACGGCCGCGATCGAGCTGTAGGCCTGCGCGACCTCGGCCCACAGGCGGCCGGCGGCGGCGAGCGGCTCGACCTTGTGCCGCAAGTCCTCGTTGCGGGCGGCCCGTTCGGCGTCGCGGGCCAGCTGCTCGGCCTTGGCGGTGGCGTTCCACGCAAGGCGGACGTACTGCTCTTGGGTGGTCTTGTTCATGGGATTCCCCCTGGTCAGCGGTTGGTGAGGTCGCGCCACATGCTGCGCAGGACGATCAGGCAGGCGGTGGCGCAGGTCGCGCCGATGGCGACGGCGACGGCCGCCACGGCGAAGGCCATCGCCAGGAAGCAGGCGACGCAGCCGCCGACGATGGCCAGGCCGCCGATGGTCAGCCACTTCCGGCTGTTGAACTGCGCCTGCTGCGTCGCCTGGTGCTGGCAGGCCGGCGCCTGCTGCGCGCTGGCCACCTTCGCGAGTTCGACGGCGGCGAGAGCGAGTTGCACGGCGACGGTGTTCGTCTCCGCCTCTCTCGCGGCGGCCTCCGCCTTGTCGAGGGCCTCACTCACGGCGCCCACCTCCGCATGCGGGGCAGGTGCGGGCGGGCCACCAGGCCGAGGCCAAACGCCACCAGGACCGGCTTTGAGACGATCGCTGCGACAACGGCGACGACCAGGGCGAGCAGCGACGGGAACACGAGCAGCAGGCCCAACAGGACGCCCACGAGAAGCCACTTCATGACCGCACCCCCGTCAGCTCGTCACGGATGCGCTGCGCGCGGGGCTGGCCGATGCTGTACGTCTCCTTGAGGCGCCGTACTCCGGGTACCTCGTCGGGGAAGTCGGCCCGTACCTTCGGGATCAGCGGGTCGGGGTACTCGACCTCTTCCTCCGGCTCGGCCGGCTGGCCGTGCTCGTCGGCGTAGTCGCCCGGGATCATCCAGTCGGGTTCGGGCTCTATCGCGGGCTCGGGTACGTATCCGCCCTGAAGCGCACGCCGGGTACGGGGAGGCTCGGCGGCGAGTACGGGCACCGGGAGTTCGCTCCGCAGGGCGCGGCTCAGCTCTCCGGGGCAGTCGAACACCGGGAGCAGCCGGGCGCCCGCAGGTACGGCCTCGGGTACGGCAGGTACGGCCGTCTCGATCGCCGGGTACGCCTCGGGCGCACGCTCGGGTACGGCAGGGGTTTCGGTCTCGGCGAGACCCTTTGCGGGGTCCTGCTGGGATCCGGCAACTGCCTCCGTTGCGACCGTGGTTGCCTCGTCGGCGAGGCGGTGTACCCGCCACAGCACGAGTGGGGCGATGGCGGACACGGCGACGACGAGCGGCACATCGACCGGCAGCAGGCCGGCCGTCACGAGGTGGCTCGCAGCGTTGACACCGATCATCGCTGTCACTGCGGCGAGGACGTCGCGGTGAGCCCGCATTGCCCGCACGGTGTAGATGTCGAGGGCGCCCGGCACCGCGGCGGCGACCCACTGGTTGAAGCCGACCTGACGGGCCAGCTCGTACTCAGCGGAGGCGGTGGCGACGAGGGCCGCGAGAAGCGCGGCCCACTTCAGGTAGTCGTTCTTCATCGGTGCTCACCTCGCTCGTCGGCGAGGAAGGCGGCGACGACGGGGAAGGCGCGGTCGACGGAGCGGCAGACAGCCTTTTCCGCGGCCTCGGTCTCCTCGGCGGTGAGCTTGCTGCGGAGGAAGTCGGCCTCCCAGCCGATGTCGTTGCTGGTGCCGTTGTTGATGGCGGTGAGGACGGTGTGGGCCCAGCCTGCGCGGTCGGCAAGGCGCCGCTCGTAGTCGGGCGCGGCGTAGTCGAGGGTGATGGCGTCGAGGACGACGGCCAGCAGCCGGCGCAGTTCGCGGGCCTCGCTGCTGGGTGTGGTCTTGCGGGTCACCGGACCTCACCCGCTTCGGCGCCGAGGGCGCGCAGCAGGAGGCGGAGGGCTTCGCGGAGGGACAGGATCTGGTCGGTGTCGAGCAGCTGCTGGGCGACGCTGATGGCGACTTCGAGGTCGCTGGGCTCGGGGACGTGGACACCGGCCGCGTAGGTCGGGAGCAGGTTGGGAACAGAGGCTCGTTCCTGCTGCCCCTTGGCGTAGTCCTGGCGGGCCAGGTGGTGCAGTTCGGCAACGCGCGGATTGGCCCCCTGGCCGGGGACGATAGGGTTCCGCTGGGTCATGAGGGTGTACTCCTCTTGATCAAGTGGTGGTCCCCGGACGGGCGGTAGGGTCGCGCGTTCCGGGGCTGCCCGCTTTCCGGGCCTATTCGGTTGTGGTCGGGGAGCTGGGCGGGGGTAGGGTCCCGGTCCCGTGCTCGCGGATGGCTCTTCGGACTGCGCTCGGGCTGATGCCGCGGTCCCTGGCGACCGCCGACTTGTCTCCCAGTTCTCGTACGCCGTCTTCGAGCGCTGCGGCTCGCCGTCGGGCACTCGCTGAGATCAAGCCGAGTAGTCGCTTCTGTCGCTGGTCCTCGGCATCAACTCGTTCGCGCCAATTGTTGGTTGGCACACAGATCAGGCTACCCGAACCCTAGGGTTCTAGGCAACGTCTGCGGGCTGGTAGTGCCGCAGCAGCAGGAGGTCTTTCTCCGTCCTGTACTCCTTGCCGCACCAGCGGCACTGCACAGGATCGCCAGGAAGACGAGACAGAACGGCCCCGCACACGGTGCCCTTGCTGTCGGTGGTCGCCACGCACAGGCCGATTCGCTGCGGACGCGGCGGCGGGTCGCCCACGATCGTGCGAGCCTGTCGCTCCAACTCCCGTACCTCGCGCGCGAGATCCCCAGACGCTGGGTAGTTGGTGACGATCCAGTCCAGTTCCATGCCGAGCCATCGGCACGCGGCCTTGAGCCCGGCCGGCGGCGGTGGAGCGTAGTGCGGCCAACGCACGCGCTGTACGTCCTCCCGCCACGACTCGACGACCTTGGCCATGTGCTGACTCTGGATCAGGTCCAGTACTTCCTCGTTGATCGGAGAGCGCGGCCCCGCCGAGCTGGCGGTGACCAGCTCGGCGGGGCCGGTGCGGCGCGGCACCAGGTACACGGTCAACTCGGCGCCCAGACCGGGCAGTACGGCCAGCCGCCTGGCGAGCGCACGCGTGCAGCTCTCGCACAGGTAGCTGGTCTCGATGTCGCGCTCGCACAGTCCGCAGACGTTCACGGTGTCCTGGTCTCCTCGGGCAGTTGGTACCCAGCTCGCTCGATGTCGCCGATGAGGTCGCCCGCGTCGTAGCCGAGGCCGCCGTTCACGTTGACGTACCAGGTGGCGACGATGCGCAGCAGTTCATCGCGGGCGACCTCCGCGGCCCGGGTCTTTCTCTTCCAGCGGTCGCCGCGCCGCCAACCCGTGTTGGCGTTGGCGTAGAGGGCGTCCAGGTCGTCGTCGGTGATGCTGTCGGCGGTGTGCCGGCGCCTGCTCATGCCGCCCTCCGCTGCTTCTCACAGGTGGGGTCGTGATCGGTGCCGAGGCTGGTCCACCAGCGCTCGCAGCAGACGTGACCGAGCGCATCGGCGGCCTCCCTGATGCCTCGGCGCTCGTCGCTGTCACGCAGCCGCGCGGCCCGCTCAATGTCGGCTCGGGCCGCCGCCTTGGCGTCGGCGAACTCGGCCTCGCGCAGGCACGCGAGAAGCGGGACGATCGAGGTGGCGGCGAAGGCGAGGATGGCCCAGACGGAGCCGGCCAGGGCCGACTGAACGGTGGCCCAGGCGAGGAAGAGGGCGGTGGCGCCGTAGAGGATGCACAGGATGCGAGCGGTTCGGCTCATGCGGAGACTCCGATCTCGGACAGGGGGTTGTCGGCGTCGATCTGCTCGTGCAGTTGGCGGAGCCGGGCGAGGGCGAGGCGGTCGCGCTTGCAGAGGGCGCGGCGTACGGCGAGGGGGAGTTGGCCCCAGCAGTTGCCGCACAGGTAGTGACCGGGCTGGCGGGGCTTCTTGCAGGAGTAGCAGGGCGTCAGGCGCATGCGGTTCTCCGTGGTGTGATGGGCAGGTGGCCGCCCCGCAACTCGACTGCGGGGCGGCCGGCGTTCACCGGCGGGCGTGCCGACCGTGCTTCGCGGGCGGCGGCAGGTGACCGTGCCGGGCCCAGTGCGGGACGTGGTGGCGAGTGGGCTTCGGGCTGGCAGGCCGATGCCAGTACCGGGCGAGGTCGACGGCCTGGTAGGCCCAGAAGACAAGCAGGACCAAGGCGCCCCAGATCACCCACTCGATAACGTTCATGCCGACACACCCGCCCTCTCGGCGAGGAGCCGGAGCGCTGCGGTGGCCTGCTGAGGAACGACACCGTTGCCGAGCGCCTTGAGCTGCTGGGTGCGTGTGAGGCCCGGGACAGCGGTGACGTGGCCGGCGGCGAGGCCCATCATCCATTCGACGAACGCGGGGCTCAGCCGGCGTCGATCGTCAGTTGCCCAGGGAGCACGGCGTCTGGTGACCGCTTCCCACCTTTGGACGGCGGGCGCGAACCGTCCCCACTCCAGGAGGGGGGTGGCTTCTCCAGCCCCTTCAATTCCCTCGGGACTTCGCCGTTCACCAGTTCCGCCGCCTGCTCCAGACTCGGTGAGGAGCTGGAGTTCAGGATCGCGGATCGACCGGTCCGCCCTGCTGCCACTCGTGGCGTCGGCAGCAACTGCACGACGGCTGACGGCAACGCCAGATCGCCCTTGCTGCCGCGCTGGTTCGGTCCGCCCTTCTCCCCGTCGGACGCCCTCGGGGTCGGGAGCAGGGACACCGTGGTCCGCAGATCCAGGCCCCCGTCTCCGTGGGCTCCTGCTCCGTTCGTGTCCGAGGTACGTGGCGTCGGTAGCAGCGTCACCGTTTCCGGGAGGGCATCCCCGCTGCGGCTCCGTCCCTTCCCGTCGCGCGCCCGGGGCGTCGGCAGCTGTGGCGAGAACAAAGAGCCGGCGCCGCTGGTGGGGAGCGCCGACCTCGTCCGCGCGTACAACGCACCACTCAACATCGAACCCGATTTCGGCAAGGTCTTGGAGGACAGTGTCGAAGCCGACTCGAAGGTGGTTCGCGACGTTCTCAAAGATCGCGACTCGGGGTCGTAGAACCCGAAGGGCACTGGCAATGAAGGGCCAGAGGTGCCGCTCATCGTCGGTTCCTTTCAGGTCGCCGGCGAGGCTGAAGGGCTGGCAGGGGTAGCCGCCGATGTAGATGTCGACCGGCTCGACGTCCTCCCACCGGGTAGTCGTGAGGTCGCCGATGTTGGGCACGCCGGGCATGCGGTGGGCGATGATCTGGCAGGCGCCCGGGTCGATGTCGGACACCCACGCGAGTTCACCGCCGAACACCTGCTGCACGGCCTCGTCCAGGCCGCCGTAGCCGGTGCACACGGAACCGATCCGGAGCGGGGACGGATAGTGATCCATTTGTTCCTCCGTGATGGGATGGGCGGAGGTCCGGGCCTGATAGCGACAGGCCCGGACCGTTAAGCGGCGCGGGCGAGCAGGCCATCGAGGACCGACGTCACATGGGCGATGTCGATCAGGTCGGCGACCTCGCCCGCCGACGCTTGCCGAGGGATCGCGAGGCCCCGGCGGCGGCACAGGCCCAGCTGCTTCGGGCTCGGCTTGCCCGCTCGCCAGCGCGCACGGCGGTCGACGAACGCGCCTGGCGCCAGCACGCGGGCCTGCTGCTCCAACCAGGCCAGCGCCTCGTCGAGCGGGCGGGCGACGTCCTCGCGCGGCGGCTGTACGCCGTCCTGTGCTGTCCAGCGGCGCATCCGGTACAGGCGCGTCCCGTGGTCCCGGGCGAGGAACAGCGTCATCGAGTTCGAGACCCGGATGAACCAGGTCCCGGCTGGCGTCCGCAGCCAGCAGATGGACGAGCCGCCGAACAGGCTGATCTCCTCGGCATGGACCTGCGCGGCCAGGGCCCGGCGCTTCTCGGAGGCCACGTGCTCCTCGGCGACCTGCCGCAGGCTCTTGCCCTCGTCGGCCTCGCCGATGTCCCGCTCGGTCAGGTCGACCATCGACGCGAGCTTGTGGCGGCTCGCGGCGCCCATGACATCGAGCAGCAGGGCGTCCCGCTTGCCCGGCGCCGGGCGCAGGCCGCGCCCGACCATCTGCACGTACAGGCCGGCGCTCTTGGTGGGCCGGGCGACCACGATGCAGGAGGTGTGCGGGGCGTCGAACCCCTCCGTGAGCACCATGCAGTTGGTAAGCACCTGCACGTCGCCCGCCGCGTACTGGGCGAGGGTCGCGCGGCGCTCGTCGCGGCCCATGTCGCCCCAGACCGGGGCGGCCTTGATTCCGACGGCCCGCAGCGCGGCGGCGGCGCCCTGGGCGGTCGCCACGGTCGGCGTGAAGACGACGCCCGGGCGGTCGCTGGCGTGGTCGACGTAGGCCTTGGCGATCGCGTCGAGCGCGCCGGAGTCTTCCAGCGCCTTGCCGAGTTGGCCGTCGATCAGGTCGCCGCCGCGGGTCTTGACCTTGTTGAGGTCGAGGGTGTCGACGGTGATGGCCTTGCCGCGGACGTCGCAGAGATAGCCGTCGCTGATCATGTCGAGGATGTCGAGGCGGAAGACGACGTCCTGCCAGACCTCGGCGAGGCCGCCATCGGTCCGGGTCATCGTGGCGGTGAAGCCGGCCGTCGGTACGCCGTCCCAGGCTCCGAAGTGCTGGAGGACCTCCATGTAGGTGGGAGCGGCGGCGTGGTGGCACTCGTCCACGATGATCAGGCCGATGTCGCGGATGGCCTCGCGGCGCTTGGGTACGGCCAGGGTCTGGACGCTGGCCACGATCACGTCGGCGTCGTGGTGGTCGTCGCGCTGGGCCTTGACGATGCCGACGCGCAGCATCGGGTCGACGGCGAGCAGCTTGGAAGCGGCCTGCTCGATCAGCTCCTCGCGGTGGGCGATGACGAGCGCTCGGCGGCCGTCGAGCTTGTCGAGCATCTGGTGGGCCAGGTGGGAGAAGACGACGGTCTTACCGGCGCCGGTCGGGAGAACGACGGCGATGCGGGTCTGGCCGGTGCTCCAACCACGGTGGAGCGCCTCGATCGCGTCGACCTGATAGGGGCGGGGTGCGAAGGACATGGGTCACCTCGATCCGATGGAGAGGGGAGAGAGGCGGTACGCACTGCGTACCGGCTGCGTACCGGCTGCGTACCGGGCAAAAACAGGCTCTGAGCTGCTGTTATGTCTCTCTCTAGAGACAGTGGTACGCAGGTACGCAGAAACAGACAGGGGTCGATGTGTGCGCACTCGCCCGCACACACACGCGCACACGCTCACGCCTGAGGGGTGCCATTTCCGGGCGAGTGCGTACCACCTCGCAAAGCGCGCCTGAGGACGCTCTGAGCTGCGGTGATGCGGGCGAGCGGGTGGTACGCACCTCGTGCGTACCATCGCCGTGGCGGCCCTCATGCCGCCTCGTCCTCGTCGCCGAAGCTGATCCCGTCGGGCGTGAACGCCAGGCACTTTGCGCGGACGCCGTCGAAGCGGCGCGGCAACAGGTGCGCCGGGCGCTGGCTCTTCAGCACCTTGAGGTACTCGGCGTCGACCCAGCTGCCGACTACGGCGTCGAGCGAGTAGTCCGCCTCGGCGAGGATCTTGCGTACGCGCTCCGGCAGCAGCGCGACCTCAGTTACGCCGTCCTTGGTGGACAGGGCGCCGAGCCATCCGGAGTACGGCGGCTTCTCGTTCATGGCCGCGCGAGTGGTGGTGAAAAGTTCGTGGGCGTGCCCTGCGACGTACTCGCGAAGGACGTCCAAGGCCATCTGCGGCCGGTTGTCGGTGGGGTTGTGGGCGGTGAACAGCGAGCGCCACACATCGTGGGTGAGCGGCTCGTACGGCAGCAGGCCTGTTCGGCAGGCCAGCGTCTCGGCGAGGACCAGCGCGGCGACCATGGGCGCGCGCCTGTTGGTCATGTCGCCGGCGCCACGGAACTCGTCGACCAGCGTGCGGTGATGTTCCTTGAGCTTCTCCCTGCCGTTCGGCTGGGCGAGGCCGCTGAGGATGTACCGGATGAACTCCGGCCCCGCGTGGCCATGGTTGGCGAGGACGCCCTCACGGGCTGCTGCCGCCGTCGGGCCGCCTCCGTCGCCGAACGGGGCGATGGTCGTTCCGAGGATGCGGGCCGCCGCGCCCTGGCTCGTCGTGAAGCTCAGCGCCGGGCGCTCACCGGATGAGAGGAGGATCGTCTCCCAGGGCAGCATGTTGCCGAACGCCCCGCCGCTGCGCGCCTTCCCGTGGTTCATCGGGAGCTGGTAGAGCACCTCGTCGATGAGGCTGTCGTCCGTGACTGCCATCGTCTCGTCGAACACGGTGACGATCCCGCGCACCAGGTTCAGCCGCTTCTCGATCGCGTACAGGGTGGTGCGCCAGTTGGACATGGCGCTCGCGTGCTCGGACGGGTCGGCCCACACGCTGAGCGCGACCTGAAGCGCGGTCGTCTTCCCCTTGGTAGACCGGCTGGAGATATCCAGGGTGAAGGAGTTCAGGCCGAGCGGCTTGAGCAGCGGAGCAGCGAGCGCGGCGGCGACGGCGACGCGCGGCACCGGGTAGCCGGCGAGGTGGGCGACGGTCGCCTGCCAGTCCTCAAGGGTCCCTTTCCTGGCGTGTGCTCGGGCGGGGCCGCGCTGCTCCTCGAAGGCGGTGTCCACCTTGATGCCGTCCTCGGGCGAGGAGACGAACGTGCCGTCGTCCTGCCAGCCCAGCCAGCGGGCCAGCTGCTCAGACGGGATGCGGTGGACGTTCTCTGCCTCGAACTCGGCGAGCCACTTCTCGACGGCCCTCGCGTCGCCCTCGACTGCGGGGAGTCCAGCTGAGCCGAGCGTCTCGATCAGCTTCCGCCCGCGCTTCGCGGTCTCGCGGCTGACGATGCGGGAGATACGGCGGGGCCGTCCGAGACTGCGGTCGATCCACGAGAGCTCTACGTACTGGTCGCCTTCGGGGTCCTCGAAGGTAGCCGTCACCACCAGCGGGGCGAAGGTGACCCGTGTCCAGCTTTCGCCACTCTGGCTGAGCACCTCGACGCCCCTGCCGGTGACCCGGTAGTCGTACGGCGTACGGACGCCGAGCGGTAGGTCGAAGGTGTCGGCGTACCCAAAGCCTTCCGATTCACGAGCGGTGTCGGCCTTGTGAGCCTGCTCCTCGTCGGCCCTGGTGTGCTCGTCCTCGTCGGGCGCCGTGTCGGGGGTAGGGGCGGTGGGTGCGGGTGCGGCGGACGGAGCGCCAACCGAGGCCAGGTGGCGGCTGCCGAAGCCCTGGCGGGCCAGCTCACGGGCGGCGGCCTTGTGGTCACCGCTGTGGTTGAGCAGGGCGTACGCGCCGAACTTGCTGTACGGCACCTCGCTCTGGAACTCGGACCCGGTGGCGAAGACGAACAGGCGGTCGTGCTCGTCCTTCCCGGTCGTCGCTTTCACACCGCCGACGCCATCGGCCCATCCCCAGTACGTCTCACTGCCACGGGTGGACAGCGGGCGGAAGACGCTCCGGAGAATGTCCTCCCAGGACGCGCGAGCCTCGAAGTCGTCGCCGGGCCGCAGGCTCCCGTCATTGCGCGGGGGCGCGGGGCGCGGTGCGGTCTTCACGGCCTCGGGCTGGGGGAGCGCGTCCACCATGCGGCAGGCGTTGCGGATCGCGTCAACCGTCTCGGCGTCCAGGACGGGGACGGCGTCCGGGCCACCTGCCAGCCGGACGTACGGACGCCCGGAAGCATGGACGGCACCGCTCGACGGTTCGACGAGGCCGTACCCGCCCTCGCCGCGGGTCTCGATGAGGACGCGGACGATGCGAGCGTTCGGCTTCTCCCGGATCCGCTGGCGCTCTTCCTCGGTGTACTCGTCCTCGCGGGCGAGGCGAGAGGCCAGCTTGCTGTTGCCGGGTACGCCACCCTCGACGCGGACGCGGTAATGCCGGCCGCCGGAAGGCGACTCGGAGACCCAGCCGCTGAGGACAGCGGCCCACGGCTCGCCAAGTCCCGAGTCGTTCATGATCTGGGTGACGTCGTCGAGCAGGCCCTCACGGATGGCGAGGCCCTCGAACTCGATCAGCTCAACGCCGCCGGACACCTCGCCGTACACCACGGCGATGCCGCGGGCTCGGTCTCCGCCGAACCAGGTGTCGTGCTGCTCGGGCGTGGTCCGGGCCACCTTGTATTCGAGCCACGCCACGGCTGGCTTCTTGGTGCCGTCGGCCTTGATGGGCAGCACGCACAGGCCCGCGTCGTGCAGCTCGCGGGCTGCTGCCCGGAGGTCTGGAGTCTGCGAGTCGGTCAAGGCTGCTCCCCCGGGTGGTACTGGGCGATGTGCTCGGCCCTGACGGTCTTGGACCACTCCGGGATCGCGGCCCCGTACACCGGGCCCTCGCGGCGCTTCGGGCAGCCGGGCCGGTGGCAGTCGTAACGGGCCCTGCCGTTGTCGGCGTCGATGACGAGCACGCCGACGACCTGGGGTTCGGCCGTGCCGCCCGGGGTGTCCCGGGAGCGCACGGCGGAGGTGGTCAACGCCCCGCCTGAGATGAGATGCGGGCGTCCCAGGCGTCGAGGCCCTCGACGTGGCCGGCCGCGACGGACGCTTGGAAGTCGGCGGCCAGGCGCTCTTCCTCTTCACGCGCGCGGATGAATCCGCGCAACTGGTCGAGGGCATCGCGGGGGCGCTGCTCGCGCGGGATGGCGGCGATGCCGGTCCCGTCTGCCTGCCACACGAGGAAGGCGTCGTTGCGGTACCCGAGGGTGACCGGCTTGGCGGTCGTCATGTGCAGGCGCACGCGGTGTGCGGCGGCCAGTACCCGGATTTCCTCGCGGGCGAAGGCGTCCAGGACGCTGTCGAAGACGCTCGCCGGGTCGCCCGTCTGCTGGACGAGGTCCGCGATCGCGGTCAGGCACTCAACGACGGCCGGTTCGGCGCCCTGCTTGACGGCCTCGATGTCGGCGAGCGCGCGGCTGACGTCGGGCGTGGGAAGGTGCTTCACGAGCAATCCCCGTTCTCTACTTGCTGGTGGGTGCGGGCTGCTCTGCTGACGGCGCCTTCGGCTGGACCCCGGGGGCGCCGTCGTTGTGCGTGGCTGCTGCCGACTGGACCTCGGCAGCAGCGGACGGGGAGAGACCGAGGAAGGCGACAAGGTCGACCTTCCGGACGCGCTTGGCGCGGCCGAATTCGATGACCTCGATCGGGAACTCGTCCTGGCGAATCAGCTGGTAGCCCGTCCCCTCGCTGATGTTCAGGGCGGCGAACGCGACCTTCACGGGGGGCATGGCCGGAAGACCCATGACCTGCTCGGGCGTCAGCGGCTCGACCTTGGTCGTCATACCGCCTCCCCCTGGACCTGGGCGGGGACGAAGACGCGGCCGGCCCGCTCCATGGGCACGAACAGCACGAGCAGGTCGACGCCGATGGCGGCGACGATCGCCTTGGCCTTGTCCTCGGGGACGGACTGTTGGGCGCCGGACATGAGGGCGCCGATCGTTCCGTGGGCTACGCCGGCGGCGGCGGCCAGTTCGCGGCTGGTGATGGACTCACCGGTGCCGGTGCGCTCCATGAGGAGCTTCAGTCGCCTGCTGCTGGCGACCGCGTACATGGTGGGTGGAGATTCGCTCACGTTCACCCCATGGGACGTTTCGTTCATCGCGCTGAACGGCGATGGCGCGAGCATTCCATGGGCTGAACGTTTTGTCCAGTGCGCTGAATGAACCGGCGTACGCGGTGGTAATCAGTCAATGACGGAGTGCGACCTGGCGGGATTGACTCATGTGCTGAACAATCCGTTCAGTAGGCGTGATGAACGCCTCGACTGACCTGCCCGTACGTCTCAATAGATGTCGTACGCCCTGAACACCCCCGACCTCCCTTTAAACACAGGAGTGGCAGGATGAGCCGCATGGCCGCCAACTCAACGCAACCGAGCGATATCGAGCCGCAACCTGAACGCCGTACCCAGTTCCGAGACCTCATCCGACGGCGCCGCGCGGAGCTGAAGGAGAGTCTGGCTGTGTTCGCGGCGAAGGCTGTCGACCCGATCTCGGGGGTCAGGGTGACGCGAGGGTGGATCAACCGGCTGGAGACTGGGGAGCCGGTCACGCCCCCCGTTTACGAGGAACTGTGCGCCCTTGCGCAGGCGTGTGAACTGCCAGTCGAGGCGCTCCAGGATGCGGCGGGCAGTGAGTTCCATGGCGTCGATCCCCTCAAGGGTGGATCGACCGAGGCCAAGGCCTACGTGCACAAGCTGGACCAGTTGCCTGCCGAGCAGCGTGAGCGGCTGCTGCGGCTCATTGACACGCTGGTGCCGCCGAGTGACGGCGGCTGAGAAATGCCCTCCCCTTTGCATTACTCTCAGTGATGATCACGAGCGCCCCGTAGCGCTGTGGGGCTGGTGGTGCGATCATGTCGGAACGCCCTTCACAGAAAGGATGCTGGTCTAAGGTAAAAATCGAACGCATGAGCGGGAGATGGGGGAGGCTGCATGGAGTCACCACGCGGTCCACGAGTCTGGTATTTCTTCAGCGACGACCTGCCCGACGAGGAAATTCTCGTGCCCTTCAAGACACAGCACGGGCTGGCATTTGGCGTACGCCCCGGCAAGATGGAACCGGAGATGCTCCACCGGCTCAACGAGGCCGCGGATCACGTCCTGGGCGTGGGGCTCGCTCACGTCGACGCCGTCCACACCGACAAGCCCCCTGAGCGGGAGGAGTAGATCTCATGCCGTCAGCGCGTAGCGCAGGGAGTGTCTACCGACGCTGCGAGTGTCGCGATGGTGACGGCAAACTACTGAGCAACACCTGTCCACAGCTCAAGAAGAAGTCCCACGGTTCCGTCGCACTCCGCCAGGAGTTGCCACCAGACGCCGAGGGCACGCGGCGCACCTTTCGCCGCACCGGGTATAAGCGAGTCACGGAGGCCCAGGGCGACCTGTCCCGCCTTCAGGCCATCCTTGACTTGCCCGGAGACGACACCGACGCGCAGCTGCGGGTAGGCGATCTCCTCGCCGACATCAGCAAGCGACGCGCGAACATCCCCGAGGCCTCCGAGGTCTCGCGCAAGCTCGGGGTCGGCATCCCGCTCGACGGGAAAATGACCGTAGGCGATCTGCTCGACCAGGTCATGGCCAACAAGAAGACCCGCATCACCACGAACCGGGGCTACAACAGCCACGTCCGCGTGCACCTCAAGCCCGCACTCGGGCATCTGCGCCTGGACCGGCTCGGTGTCGGGCACGTCGAGGACATGTTCAACGCGATCGACGACCGGAACGACGTGATCGCGGCAGAGAACGCCGCGCGCCGTGCACAGGTCGCCCGCTGCAAGCGAGGCAAGCCCGGGGCGCCCAAGGCCAGCGAACGCACCCAACTGGCCGCCGAACGGGCGACGCTCGCCGAGATGCCGCCCTTCCGTCGGATCACTGGCCCGGCCACGAAGCAGGCCGTCCGCCGCACGCTCCGTATGGCGCTGAACAAGGCGATCGCCAAGCAGCTCATCACCTTCAACGCGGCTTCCCACGTCGAACTGGATCCCGCCGCGCGGCCCAAGGGCTTGCTGTGGACGGCTGAGAGGGTGGCGCGCTGGCGGGAGACCGGACAGAAGCCGGGCCCGGTCATGGTGTGGACACCTGCCCAGCTCGGCGAGTTCCTCGACGAGGCCGAGGCCGACCGCCTGTACGCGTTCTTCCACCTGACTGCTCACCACGGCCTGCGCCGCGGCGAAGGGGTCGGCCAGGGCTGGGACGACTTCTCGGCAGCGCGGAAAGAGATCAGGGTCAGCACAGAGATCGTGGTCGACGGCTGGACCCCCATCGAGACGAGCCCTAAGACCGACGGATCCGTGGGCGTCGTAAAGATCGACGCCGAGACGGTGCGCGTCCTGCTGGTCCATCGCGAGCAGCAGCGCGCGGAGCGGGAAGCCTGGAACGCACAGGCCGCCGCCGAGCGGGAGCAGGGCAAGGACACCGCAGACTGGACCGACACGGGGAAGATGTTCACGGCCGAGGACGGCAGCTGGCTGCACCCGGACTTCGTCTCGAAGGCCTTCCGCCGGATCTCGGACGCGGCCGGCCTGCCGCCCATCAACCTGCGTGACCTCCGCCACGGTGCCGCTGCGCTGGTGAAGGCCGGCGGTGGCGACCTGCACGATGCCAAGGTGAAGCTGCGCCACTCGACGATCACGCTGACCTCGGACACGTACATGGAGCTGTTCGAGGAGTACGAGGACGAGCTGACCGAGCGAGCGGCGGCGACCGTGCCGCGGGCACGGAGGCCGCGCGACGAGGCCCCCGTCCCGGGCGCTGTTCCGGAGCAGGGGCCTGAAGCGTCGCAGCCAGCAAACGCTGATGTGGACGATTCCAAGCTACTGGCGAGCACTGACAACGGGGCTGCGGAGCCGTAGAATCGAGGGACAGACGAAGGGCCTCTGACCTGCGGGTCAGGGGCCCTTCTGCTGGCCCGCTGCTGGCCCGAACGCCGCACAAGAGCGTGATACACGACGGGGTAAGACGGGGTGAAGCGTGCGGCGAGAACGGAAGCGTCATGCCGCTGACCTGCACTTGCCGGGGCTTGGTGGGGTGAGGCAAACTCGGCGGGGTGAGACGCCATGAGCGATCGACAGACTTTTAATCCATTGGTTGTGGGTTCGAGTCCCACAGGGTCTACGGTCGCGGGTCGGGGATACCTCCTTTGACCTGCTGTGCAGCGCCCGGGTCGGCTTCGGCCGGCTCGG